ACAGCAGAATTTTCGTCTTCCCTTACCCCCATCGATGCGTTCTGAGCTCTAAGATATGTTACCTTAGCCTCTTGAGAAAAAAGATTGGTAAAAGAGAAAAATAAAAAGATAAATAAAAGGTTTTTCATTATAGATAAATAGATAATGAAAACCTAATAAAAAAACCCCACTCAATCAAGAGGGGGGTTTAGTTCTTCAGTTAAAGATTTGAAATATAATGATTATAATCCTTTATAGATTTGTCGGATTGTATCTTCATCGCTCTGACACATCACAAGACGTGACTTGCGGATTTTTTCACAAATCTCATCCCACTCCACATCAAGATAACTTCTATTGTCTTGACCACCAATAATCACTTGGTGAGGTTGGATGTGTCCATCTTCAATGAGTGCATGAATTATTTCTTTGATTTCACTTGAGGAGCAATCACTAATAAACTCATCAGGATTGATTTCGATTTCAGCTGTGTACTCAGGCATTAGATTCGGTTTCAAGAGTGAGTTCAGAGGGGCAAGAGACCGATTCCATCAGACCGATGTAAAGAGGAATATACTTTCGGTTGATAAAGTCAGCACGAGAAAATGCAAGTTGGAGATTGTTCTCCACCACTGCTTGAACGAAACTTCCACCTGGGAAACCAACATTCCACTTGGTGCAAAGAACGCTTTCACCAATGTTTAGGATGTGTTGGTATTCATCATCGGTAGGAGTAAAACCGTGAGTCAGGTACATTTCCCGAGCACAGTAGTCTCCTACCAATTTGCGGACGACTTCGATTTGTTGAGATTTTGTCATGATTTAGATTTTAATAATTCAACAAAACAAACCTACAACAAAAATCTTAATCCACCAAATTATCTTCAAAATTTATTTTCTGTTGTTTTTTGGCATCTACGAAACCCTGAACACGTTTTCTCGCCACCTCGGTGTAGTTAGGTGAAAGTTCGATACCAATCCAACGACGGTCGAGAACTTCAGCGGCAACCAAACTTGTACCCGAACCAGTAAATGGGTCCAATACAACATCGTTCTTGTAGGTTAGAATTTTGATTGCTTTGGATGGGATGTCCATCGAGAAGGTCGCTTTAGTCAAACTTTTGGTATCCGCAAAGTAATTCCACTGTCCAAATACCAAATCGATGAACTCACGTTTTTGGTCCTCGGTATAAACTTTCTTCTGTTTGATAACACCCTCGTTTTCCACGTCAATGAATTCTCCTGTCCACTGAGGTTCTCCTTTGATTTTCTTAATGTGATGTTTTTTGTACGCCAAAATCACACACTCCTTCGGGTTGTAAATGTAAGGGCTACTTGGACTCATCCAACTTCCCCACGCAGTTGTTCTACTACGGTGAGGTGATTCCTCTTCTAAATCCACCACACCGAAGAACTTGTAACCAATTTGTTTCATAATTTGCCAAACTTCACTCACAATAAAAATTCTACCCCCTTTAGCTTGACGGTTAATTTCATATGGAATATTCAAGGCAATACGTCCATCATCCTTAAGTATTCTGAAGGCTTCAGACATCCATTTTTTGGTGAAATCAAAATACTCCTCGGGAGTCATGTCATCATCATGAACATCATAGTCGATGTTCACTCCGTAGGGTGGAGAAGTAACCAATAGGTCAATACTGCCTTCGGGAATAGTTTTCATTACCTCAATACAATTTCCGTTGAGGATTTTTCCTGTAAAATTTTCAATCATTTCTAAAAAATTCATTAATTAAAGCAAACACAAATAAAAGAATCATTATTGGCCACGCAAGGATGACCAATAAGACCTCACTGAAAACCACTTCCTGTTTTGTGGCGTTCAACGCTAAGTGAAACGACAGTCCAATTAGAACTCCCCAAATCAAGTAGAGAATCATTGTTTGGATTCCAAGAGTTGAATCTTCCTCTCCAAATACCACAGAGCCTTTCTCAGGTCTTGGATTTCCTTATCAGTTTCTTTCTTTCCTGCTCTAGCAATGTACTTAAAAGTGTTACCGAGATGAAAATCCATCTCAAGGGCTTCAATGACTTTAATAACTTCATATGCATTATTTTCTCCTCCGTAATGTTCAGGGTGGTTTACATGTTCATAATTTTGTTGGTTTTCAGACATTTTCTTAACATCTGACCTTAAAATAGTTTTCAGTTCAAAATTTCCTTTGTTTTCAGACATATTATTTCAAAGTTAAAATGGGACAGTAATAAGTTTTCCAACCGGGATGCCAATAGAACCAACCATTCGAAGTTTGTTTATCAGGTCCATCAATATTTTCCAATTGAATTGTTTCGAAGTCAATTTGACAGATTGGTGACAAAATGTCATAGTGTTCTTTAGTCATATGAAGACCCTCCTCATCACCTCTTGGGTTGTTAAAAAAAGACACCACCCCGTCTTTGTTCAACATATTGGGAGTGTTTCTTAAGAAGTCGTAAATTTGTTCATCCCAAGTGTCAATATAAATCCCATCAAATTTTGGAAGATACTTCAAAAACCACTGCCAATCACCGTGAAGGATTTTGACGTGAGGTTTAAGATGCCACCCATCGTCCATCATTTTGGTAAAAACATCCAAGTGAGGTTCGATAATCCAATGTTCTTCGATTGAATATTTTTCAATTTCAGTATCAATAATACCCATCCCAAAACCAACATTGAGAACTCTTCCACCATTTCTACATATTACCTCAGCGGCTTGTTCCATAATTGGGCGTTCCCACTCCATCATGACCGCTTGTCCTGTTTCATCCATCAATCTACCGTCCTCAGTGTAAGTCAGAGATTGTTCAATATATGGTTTACTCATTTTGCGAACCAAGTTTTTCTATTTCATCCAATTCATCAGCATAATGTTGTGGATACTGATTAATGTTGATACCAAGATAAGAAAGAGCCTCTTTTGCCTTTTCAATATCGATTGGAGTATTCATAGTATGATTAATTTTATCAATATGAATTGCGAAGTCCAATGCCTCGGAAATTACACGGACAATCTTATAGGGGTCACCATTCGATGCGGGACGACGGTCTTCAACATACCCCTTCCATTCCTTAGAGGTTGCCAAGGGAACACGAATCGACGCGCCACGGTCTGACACACCCCAACTGAACTTATCGATTGATTGGGTTTCATGTTGACCAGTCAAACGAAGGTTGTTTTCCGAACCATAGTTTTGGATATGTTCTTGATGACGTACATCGAAAGAACGGAAGATATTATTAAAGTATTCTTCACCCCCCTCTTCACGCATTCTCTTATTCGAGAAGTTACAGTGAAGTCCTGAACCATTCCAATCACCTTGTACGGGTTTGGGGTGGAATTCAATTTTGAATCCGTACTCTTCACTCATCTGAAGAAGGATGTAACGAGCTATCCATAGGTCGTCACCGGCCTTTAGTTTACCTTTACTGAAGACTTGGAATTCCCACTGACCGAGCAAGACCTCAGCGTTGGTACCAGTAATGTCAATTCCCGCTTTGATACACATCTCCATGTGGTTGTCAACAAACTCACGTCCGTGAACTTGTCCGTTACCGACACCACAATAATATTTCCCTTGAGGTTCGGGATATCCGTTCTTGGGAAATCCGAGGGGTCTACCGTTGTGATAAATGGTATACTCTTGCTCAAAACCAAACCAAAGGTCTTCTTCTTCAAATCCGACATCAGCACGGGTGTTAGTGATGTGGGGAGTTCCATCAGGATACATAACCTCACACAAGACAAAAAAGGATTTGAGATAACCTTTGTTGAGAATGTTTTCATATACTCTTACAGGTTTGAGGATACAGTCTGAGAACTTACCTTCTGCTTGACGAGTTGATGAACCATCAAAACTCCATTCAGGACAATCTTCTAAAGTAATTCTTCCTTCCTCGTGAGGTATGTTTATTACTTTTACCTTACTTCTAAGGTTTGGCTCGGGGGTATACCCATCGAGCCATACATATTCTAATTTAACTTTCATAATAATTCAAAATAAACTTTTCCTATCTTCAGGGCTTTCTTATAACCGTTACGAACGGAAAATCTCGGTTTGGTTGTTACAGATAATCCGTGATTGAAAATTCTAAACCAACTTACAAATCTACCAAAAGAGAATGCGAATACAGGGTATCCGAAAACTCTTAAAGAAAATGCAAGATGATGCCAATTCAACACACTACGGATTTTTAATAACATAATACTCCCTCCCGAATCGACTTTCCTCGACCAAATCATCTTTGATTAATTTATCCATCACACGTTTAGTTACATCGAGTTCATGTTTGAGGATATACCTCGCGATGTAACTGATATGAACAGGTTGGTTTAATTTACCAAGTAACGTCTTAAGAGTAATTTGGTCGATTTCCATTAGTCTTGTTTGTTATTTTTTTTCTTTTTCTTGGTTTCTCCTTCAATGGATGATGTCGTATGGGTTCCTCGAACTTCTTGTTTCCACTCTGACTTGGGTACAAATACCCACGCACCTGTTGATACTTTTAGGTCAGCCTCCTTGTTCTCGACTCGAAAGATACTATCCGGTTTATAGTTAGTATTACTCTTGGTTGATTTGATACATTTCATAATCTTTAAATTTCTTTTTCAAAGATATTAAACAATTCATCATCAGTCAAACCTCTCGTGTAACTTTCGTAAACTTTTGAGGAGAATGAATCCATAAAGATGATTGCATCGGAACTTTTGAACAAGTCCGATACATTTTGGCCCAATAAATGTTTTACAACTATTTCCTTGGTGAGTATTCGTTTGTTAAATGACATACCCAATATTACGAAAATAATTTGGAACTATCAAAGTGTCTAAGTTCTTTTGAAGGAATTACCTGAAGAAGATATCCAACTAACTTCCTCTTAATCATTGGTATCAAGGTTTCCTCCATAGGAAATTTATTATTGGTTAGAACTTCAAACATTGGAAGTTTAAGGACTTGCTCTTTATCTTTCCAAGAGTTTCTCTCCAAACAAATATCAAATATCTTCAAACCTTGGGGGTCTCCTTCCCAAATTAAATCCATGTTTAATCTGGTTTCCCCTTTAGTTGAACGATTTTTCTGTAGGGAATATTCCCACACTAATACTTTACGGTTTTCCTTAATGGGTAGATAAACAAACCCTCTACCACTGTTAAGGTATCTCTTATTTTTTTTGAGGTTGATGTCCGTTGATTCATAAACAATGGACCATATTGATTTTCCAACGTTGAAGACATCCAATAACTTGTTCCCTGAGAACATTATTGTTTTTTCAATTTCAGTGAATTCATCTTCGGTTAGCCCAGTAATCCTTTGTGGTATTAATTCTTTAAGAAGAATCTCATCGTCGGGGAACTGGAATTTTTTGTTGGTGGTTAGCAATGTTCTTTCCTTCATCAGGGATTGAAGGTTTGCCAAGTGAAGTGAAATTTCTACAAAGTCAGGGTAGATTTCAAAGTTATCGAAACTTTTTTCACACTTTTGAAGGTAACCAAGAAGGGTGTATTTGTTGTACTCAAAGTCTATAGGTTGAGAAAACATCCAATCAGGACTTAACTTGAAGTGTTGGTTTTTTTTTCTACCCATAGTCAAAAAATAACAAATTTTTTTGTTTAATCAATTCGGACTATGTAGTAAGTTACCCCATCTATTATCTCTTCACCAACAGCTCCGTCATAGGAAGATATGATTTGGAATCCATCTGAACTTATAACCTCCTCAATAAGTTTTTGTTGGTCGATAAAAGGTGCCAATTCAATACCATAGTCATTGAGATATGAAACCGGGTCATCTTCATAATACTCAACCCTTTTTTCAATCCACTCTTCGATTCTTTCCTCGGAAAAATCTCCCTGAGGGTCCGATTCCAACTCCTCCATTCGGGACATTAGATTTTCCAAAGTTTTATCAAGTTGTCTGATGTATTTCTCGAGTTCTTCTTTTTTGTTTGAATCATTTTCATTTTCCATCGCGGTAATAAACATCCTGATTCTTTTACTAAGTTCTTGGTACTTTGATTTTACTCCCTCATAGATTTTCAATTGGTCGTGAGATAGTTCCCTATCACTTTCATCTAAGAAAACCTCAGGTTCATTCCAAACTTCCTCATTAATT